AATTTTTACTTTACCAATAGTATCATCTATTGTTTCTAATTGATTTTCCATTTCAGTTATTACGTCTGCAGGTAAAACTTTTTTTGCAAAATCCATATCAAATGGTAAAGGCTCTTTACCTAAAGCAGCAGCTGCAGTGTAATTTTTCCAATCATTATCAATTTCTGGAAGTAAAACATTTTTTACATTTGTTATTAATTTTTGTCTACTATCTAAAGTTAAATTTGGATAAAAATCTTTATTTAATAATTTTGTTAATGCGTCTTTAGGATTATCAGTGATATTTTTTGTTGCTTCGTATGCTTCTATCTCACCCGGTATACCATCTATTAATGTTCTTAATTGAGCATTAGGAATTTTACTTTTATAATTAAAAGTATAAAGTTCTTCTAAATCTGTTTGTAAAACACTATAATCAAATCCACCTTCTGCTAAAAATGCAGTTGTTAATAATCTTTCTTTTTTTAAATTAACATTATTATCTAAATCAGTTAAAATATTTTTTGATACTGCAGTATTATTTCTAAACATTCCCTTTTGCACTTCAGCTAAAGCATAGTTGCTAAATAAAGTTTTAGTAGAATTGTTAGTTGCTTGTGCAGCATATTTTTCTATTAATGCGTTTGATTTATTTTGTATTATACTTTGTGCTTCTTCTTTATTAGATAATACATTTGCTTCTTCATAAACAGATTGCATTTCATTAATAAAATTATTTTCTAATTTTAATGCTTCTGTTTTATTTTGCAGATCATTTTCTTTTATTTTAAATTTAACAAGAGCATCTGTTGCTGGTTTTAAAGCACTACCAATAGTTTGATTTAAACCCATTTGAATATTAGTAGTAGTTCCTTGTAATTGTTCTATTGAACCTTCTGCTTGAAATGTAGGTATCTTTGGCATTATGCGTTACTCATTGTTAATAGACTTGTTCCTGTAGAAACAAGTGTGTTTAGTTGTGCAAGTTTAGCTTGGTTTTTAGCCATTTGACCAGATATTCTTGCAAAGTTTGCTTCTTCCATTTTGTTTGCTGCTGCAACTTTTGCATTATACTCAATTAATTGAGTTTGTAACTCTGCTTCAAAAGCATTTGATAATTCTATATTATAAGCACTACCACTATCCATAACAACTCCAGACTTGGCAAGTGCTACTTTTGTTGTACCTTCTAATTGTTTAAATTTTTTATTAAATTGTGCTACATCAAATTTAGCTTTTTCTTCTATCTGTAATGCTTGACCTTCTAAAACTTTAGCATTTCTTTCATTAACAGATTTATTAAATTCACCTATAGCACCTTGTTGTTTATAAGTTGCTACTCCTAAAGCTCCTACTACATAAGGTGCGGCTGGTGCTAAAAATCCCATTAGAATATCCTCGCATATCTGTATTGATCTGTTCCATCAAAACCAAAATTTTTCATTAAACCTTCGTTCTCCAAACCTAGCCATTCTGCAAATCTTTGACCTTCTTTAAAATCTTTTCTAATTGCAGTTTGTACTCTTTGTATATTGTGTTGTCTTGCAACTCTAGAAAAATCTTTTTTAATTGCTCTTGCAACTGATAAAGAATGATTCCACATATCACTTGTTGCTATAACCCATCCTTCTGCAACTCTACCCCAAACCATTTTCATTCCAGCAGCAAAAATAGGTTTTGATCTAACCATTCCTGTAAATGCTAAATGATCTTGTTCTAAATTTTTAGCATCACCTTCTAAATTAATATAATGTCTATCTGCTTCTAATACTTTATGATTCATTTGACAGGATAATATAAACTGTCCATGTTCCTTTGTATAAGGCATTATATGTAAATGTTTATCCATCATTTGTTATTAACCTTGGGTATAGTGATAAGAGTGTTAAAGGCAAAGGTTGCGTTTGTCTAACAATCATAAATCCATCTGTATCATAATTTCCTCTAAACTCTACTTCTTTATCACCTGTAAATGGTGGAATACCTTGATCCATAGGATCAGCAGAAGTTCTAAAAGGTACTCTTTCCATATTGTTTAAGTCTGGTCCTACTTCAACACCAACACTTTCAAACAATCTAGCAGTAACTTCATAAATTCTTTTTGTTTTACCTTGAGATGATCCATTTTGTGAACCAGCATCTATTCTCATAGTTTTTAATATTGATGTATAACTTAATCCTATTTTAGCTTTAGTAACAGCTCTGTCTAAAGTAATTTGACCAGAGCTTACAACTTTATCTGGATGTGTTGCACCATTTGCTAGTATAGAAACTGTTTGTCCTTCAAGGTGTGATAGTCCAGAAATAGTAGTAGCAGATGATCCACTATAAGATAATTGTGAATCTAAAAAATTAAATGATGTATTATCAGTTTGATCAAAATCAAATGTGTTTAAAAATTCTACATATCTTTTTGTTGCACCACCAATAGTTCTTTTAATAATCATATATAATTCGTACTCACTATCTTCTTTTGGAATAACAGCTACAGATTCACACACAGCTTTACCACTGCCAAATACTCCGCCAAAAACGTGTCTGTGCCAAGCAACAACTTCTTGCTCTCTTTGATAAGTAAGTGCAACTAATTCACCATCTCCTCTAACACACCAAACAATCGCTAATGGCTCTTCTTGATATGCCATTTCTATAATGTTACCTTCGGTAACGTGTTCGGCAAGAATAGTTAAGTCCGGTGCTGTATAACCATCTACATCAAAATTATAAGCTAGTTCTCTAATTTTTCTTTTTGCTCTTTGTAAAAATAAAGTTGCGTTACCAACTGCTATTGCATCTGTATTTGCTGCACCATGGTTAGATTGTTTTTTAATTAAAATGTTTGTTGGTGTAACAGCATCATTATCTCCACCACCACTTACTGTAAATTCACCACCTGCAGTACCTATAATTAAAGTTCTACTAGCTGCCATAAATCTTATTGCGTTTACTTGGTTAGATGCGATTGTATAAATGATTGCATCATCATCAGCTACAGTACCACCAATGTTAGCATCCATATTTTCATAATCACCAGATTTAGAAAAGTAAACTGTTTGTGGATTGTTTAATGTTGCAGCAAACACTAGACGTTGTTCAAAGAATGATACACAAGAAGGATGACCAGTGGTTGATGAGAAAGCACCTAATGACCAATCTGTTGATGCGTTTGTATTTGGAAAGTTAGTTGTTGTAGTTACAGTAACAGATGTTGCAGAACCAAATGCTGTAATTTTTGAATGACCAGATCCTATTCTAACTTGTCTACCAACATCTGTAGAAACAAATGTGCTAGATGAAGCTGTTATAGTTACAGATCCAGATACACCACTTGCTGTTAAAGTTGTTGTAGATGTATTGGTATCTAGGAATGGTCCATTAGTAAATTCTACCTCTGTTAATGACCAAGATGTATGACCTGTACGAGATAGTTTTCTAGTTTTGTGATTAGGATGCGTAATATACATTACGTCAGCAGATTGTGCAAATTTAATATCAAATAATTCTGCAGTTAAATAAGGTGATGATATTTCATAAGGAGAACCACCAGATAGTATTTGACCATTATCTCTAAAGAATCTAATATACTGATTTCCTAATTCTAAAATATAAGTTTGTGTTGTAGAAAATTCAAAAGGTATTAATCTTGTTTTTGCACTACTTGTTTTTACTGGTGCAATATATTGTGTACCCGGTCTACGAGCTGCTGCACCATGAGGATAGATAACCATATTTTCTACAGTTGCACATCCTGCTGGATATTTTGCTAGATCAACTCTACCATCTAATCTTGGTGATAGCTCACCCGCTGTAAAGTTTGTAAGTTGTGCAGCTACTCTAGCCATTTATTAAAACCTTGAGTTTATGAATGTACCGGCATCAATAGTATCTGCCATACCATTTTCTTGAATTACGTTTTGACCTTCTGTTGAATCTACAAATCTAGCATCTCTTAATTTATCTTGATAATTAGCAATCATGTTTTGTGATGTAGTATTGTTAGATGTTATTGCATAAGCAATATCCGCACCTAATGCTGCAGATAAAGTTTCTCTTAATAACTCGTCATATTGATTGGCATCTGTTATTCTTGATATATATAAAATTTTCATACTTTCATTGTTAGATAATATTGATCTACCTTCTACTTGATAGTTTGAATCAAAGTCTAGTATTCTTAATAATCTTAAACAATCACCCGGTAAATCAAATTGAAACTTATAACCCCATGCAGGAGTATTTGTTGATGATGCTAGCTGAACTCTTTTTTGTAAACAGTTCCAAGGATGTGATCTAAATACTGCATCTCTTACTTGAGTAAATCTTGAGTTGCAAAGTCTAGCATTTTTTGAATCTTCTGTTAAGGAAAGTATAGTTGTTGCACCTAGTTGATTTAATGCTCCATTACAAATGTCTACTGTTGATGCCATACTACTTCCTTATAATATACTTACGTCTTATTTGTCTATCTTTTTCTAACGCAAATATTTCTTCTTCTGTTTTCTCTTCTTTAGCATCAAATCCATAATGATATTTAGAATCATGTTTGAACCTATCAACTAACACATACCTATATACATAATTATCTTTTTTAAAATGTAATACAGGTTTTAAATCTTGTATCTTCTTCATGCACTCTAGGCGGTTTCCACTCTCGCTTCCACCGCCTAAAATTCTATTTACTAGTCTAGAACGTATGTTATCTGAACTGTGATAAGTCCAGTAGCATTTGCTCCAGCAGTAGTTGCTGTGATAATTAAACCATCTGGTGCATCTACAACAGAGTTTTCACCCAATGCTGTAGTTGATGCAACTGCTGAACCTGTAGCAGAAGCTGAACTAGCTGCTGCTTTGTATTCATCCACATCTGCTGCTACAGTAGTTCCTGCTGCATTAACGTATGCTGCGTGTCCTACTGATACAGTTGTGCTTGAACCAAGTGCTGCATGATTTAATCTTCCACCAATTATTCTAGCACCATCTGGTAGCTTGAACATATTGATAGTTTCTTGAGCAGAAGCAGAAGTAAAATCTGCGTATGCTACTCTCACTCTACCATGTAGTTCTGTTGTATCTAACTTAACAGAAGGTGTATCTACAGTTTTTGCGTATTGTACCGAATTAGCCATATATATATCCTCCTATTATGCTTCGTGGCATTTGACTTCTACAACTTTTTCTTCTTCCATTCTTGTAGCACCAATGCTCATGCAATAGTAAACTTGAGTAGCATAAGATTTATCAGCTCTTTCGTCTATTCTAGCTGACACATCTTTACCTACACCAAGAGCTATTCCATCAGAAGCAAAAGCAATACATTTTCTTTTAGAAGATTCTATAGATAGTCTGTTTGATGTTATGAATTTGAACCCCATAAACGAATCCACTTCACCTTGTACTAATGCTTTTACAGTGTTGAAGTCTGAACTTGTTACAGAAGTTGTACCTAAAAGATCAGTTATCTGTCTCGGTGATACGATCATATATCTTTGGATTGAAGGATCTACACTTGCTAAATCAAACTTTTCTTTTGCAGTTCTTAATTTAGCGATTGTTAAACCATCAGTACCAGCTTCAGCAATTTTTTGTGCTGCTGGTAAAGAAGTTGAAGTTGATCCTGTCTCACCAGTAAATGATGTACCAAGTGCTGCAGTAATGATCACATCATCCATTGCTCTACCCATTGCCATAGCAGCGGCTTGTGCGTAAGATGATGTAGGGTCTATTAAAAGACGTACTTTGTCTTGTTGATCAATAAGATCAGCAAATTCGTAATCCGCAAGAGATACTCTTCTTCTTGAATGAGGTGTATCTATTTGAGGAGTGTCCGAATGTCTACTCTGTTTTAATTGAGCAGTTACTTTTCCTACTTGGTCAAAGAAAGCATTTTTTCCGACAACACTTTCTAATCTGACTTTGTCTCTTAATAATGATCCCATTTGTTGAGATAGCATTTGAATGTTAGCAGAATACTGCTGTACAAATGCTGTAGTTATTTGTGATGACATAATTGTCTCTCCATTATTATTATTGTTTAAAAAAAATCAGAAAGGTTATCCACTCAAATGAGTAGGCAATTCTTGGATTTAAACTCTTTTAGAGTAGAAGTCTATTCCTTCTTGCCAGTAAGGTTCTTACGAATTTTCTTACCTACTATCCAATTATAATATTTTTCTGCAAATGGCAAGGGATCATTTTTTTGAAACTCTGTGCCTGTTTCTTTAACCAATCTTAATATTTCTAACCTAATCTCTTGATCATTAAGATTATTTATCTGCATATAACATTTCTCTCAATGTATAGACTTGTTGTACCATTTTATCGTGATCTGGATGTTGTTTGTTCCAGTATGGTCCATCAGTGTCATTAGTAATAGCTGATATTTCAGATTCTATGTCAGCGGATGTATTTACATTTTCGCTTTCAGTTGAAACAATTTTATCTTCTGACATCATACCTGCTATCTTTGCGAAACCTTTTATAATTTCTGGATGATCACCAAGTCTAGTGCCATTTGATAAAGTCATATCTAATCCTCCTGGGTTAGTGTTTGCTTTTGCTAATGCACCAGCTTGTTGTACTTTAGCATCAAAGTCTCTACCCCACTCTTGTCTTAACTGTTGTTCAGATTGAGCTTGTGCAGTTTCGGTATCAATCTTTGATTGTTGAGCTGTACCTTCCATATTATTTTTATAAAAATCTAATATGCCTTCTGCTTGTTGATTGTTTAAACCAAGTTTGTGAGATTGTTCGGCAAAAGATTTGATTGCGTTCTCATCCATCTTAACA